CTAATTGCATCTGAACTATTTGGTACAAAATCTTTTAATACGACTTGACCTTTATTTACATCTAATGTACCTGCATCTGATATAACTGTTATATTGACACCATTGACAATCTTATATACAATAACTTGTCTATTTGTTGAACCTTCTATTGGAACATCTCCAAAGAACACATCGGTATTTGGATCAGTATTTAAATTAAACTTAGAACTTGATAAAATGAATTTAGTTGAATCACCTTGGTTTAAAAATGGTTCTACAAAATTAAGTGTAAAGTTATTGTTTGCTTTTAATCCCTTGAGTAAATGACCTGATGCTGAACCTAAAGCTCCAAAGTTAATTGGATTACCATTTAATGTTTCAGATAATTTTAATGTTTTTGCTGAGACATCTTTATCTCTTACAAAATATTTTCTACCATCAACTAAATTACCAATTGCTGTACCTGATGGAACTACATATGTAACTTCATCGCCATCTGCAAAGTTAGCAAATGCAGCTGCTGATAGAGTAATTGTATCATTTGCTAATGAAACAACTGAACCACTAGAACCATCAAAAGAAATAGAAGCAGATGTATTAGGTGTAATGTTTTGGAACATTCTTGGTCTAACATTAGCACTTGTGATACTTGGTTCTGAATTTACAATCTGACCAAGTATTTCTGAATGTCTAAAGACACCATCAAACTTATTAAGATAATTAAAATCATAATCTTCTATAATATCAGATACCACAGTTTGAACTTCTGCTGCTGTTCTATCTGTAAGGTTTGGATTATATTTTAGAAATACATCGAGTTCTAATAGTGTTTCTTCTAAGTCAACAATCTCTGGTACAACTGAAACTACATTCTTTCCTTTAAGTAAAGAAAGTATTTGTGTCTTTTCTGCAGCTGTAAGTAGATTACCTGTTAATGGTTTAATTGAGATATATGCACTACCAAAATCTACAGGGTCATTATCTTCTCCACCCCATGTTGATATTGCTTTGATATTTGCAAAACTACTTTTAATAATAGTTGCATAATCATCTGCAGTCACAGCTCTTCCTTGAGTAGCAAAAGCAAGTGGTGCATTGAATCTGACTGATTCGTTTGTTTCTCTTTCTGTTCCACCAGCACTTACGGTTGTTGTGGTCGTAACCACTGAACCACCAGTTGCTGTATTTGGATAATTATTTGTTCCATCAGTTAAAGTATCTTGTAATGCATTACTTAAGAATGTTGCATTATTTGAATCAGGCCCTTTTGTTGTAACATAATCAAGTGTAACAATATTATTATTAGATGGTTTGAAACCATTGACACCATCACCAAAATATATTTCATAGAAACCTGATGTGTTTTCTTGTATAAAATAAACCTTTGTTGTTGCATCAACATCTTTCAATGATTCAAATTGAGTATATAAATCAAATACTTCACTGTTTTCGTTTTGTTGTACTCTTACTCTGAGTGTAGATGTATCTGCATTTGCATCTGATAGTTGAAACTTCTGACTCTCAATATCGTTATCAACTCTATATTTTAAAGTTCTTAATTCACCTTCTACTATTTCTAAATTAGAATAAGTATACTTAGCATCTTCTAATTTTGCATCTGTTGCATCTTTCAATACATAGTTAAATGTTTCACCTTGAACATTTGTTTGGAATTTAGTACCTCTAGGTAATGTTAATATACCAGCTGCTGTATCAATTTGGTCTGTACCAGGAGTGACAACTAAACTCACATTTGCTCTTGGTGACAATATTGACCTAGGTACATAACCTAATTGTTTTGCTCTTGCAACTATATTACCACGAATCTGAGCTGAATCTAGGAATGCTTCGTTTAATGAATAGTGTGCGTTGATTGCATTGTAATGAGTATTATATGCTAATACATCAAGCAATATATTGAGACCTGAACCTTCAAAATCATAATCAGTAAATTCTGATTGTGACTTTAAAAAGTTTTTTAAATTATTTTTGATTTGGTCAAAATCTAATTCGGTGACGTTGAGTTTGTTTGTAGTTGCCATTATCTTAACCTTCTTAATCTGATGTCTATTGTTTCTTCTACATCATTTTCTTTTATTAAATATTTTATGTTCGTTCTATAAGCATCTTCGCTTTCATTATAAGTTAATGCTACTCCTATTACTTTGACCCTTGGTTCGTGGTCTACAATTGCCTTTCTAATATTATCTCTTAAAGCTATTTTAGTTATCATATCTGCAGGCTCAAATAATAAATTAGTAATGTTCGCACCAAGCTCTGGCCTAAAAGGTCTTTCAAAATTATTTGTAACAAGAAGATTCTTTATAGCATTCTTAATTGCTTTATCGTCTCTTAATGGTACAATATCTTTTTTAATAGGATGTAGAGTAAGACTTAAATCTAAATCTCTATATTCTTTTTTCTTTGCACTAATAATACTAGCATTTCCACTAGAAGTTATTGATTTATCTGATACATAAGAACTCATATAGTTATTTATATACTTTACGGTGAACTTTCTTCATCTTCTACAATATTGATATTAGTTACTAAAGGTTCTCTCACATTTGGAACTGTTTGTATACCACTGAATCCAGATAAGTCAATTGTCTTTGGAAATCCTATCAATGTTAAGAAATCACAGAATGTAAATGTTAAGAATTCTATTATCTTCTTTAATCCTGGTATAGCTTTAATTGCATCTGTTATATCGGATAGCATTTTTTTCCATAGATAACTCCAATAGTCTTGTGCAAATTGTAATAGTTTATCAATCAATCTATCAAAAGTAAATTCAGTTATCTCTACGTTATCTTTATATTCACCACCGAGTATTTCTTCTAATGTCTTACCACCAATTGTAATTGTTTTTAAATCTTCTATCTTTTCGTTCATATCTTTTTTAGCATCAGCTTTAATTTCTTGAACAGCTAATTTAACAGCTTCTCTTGGATCAGTTGGTAATGTAAAACTCAATCCTAAATCTTTTAATCCTTGAATAATATTACCAGATAAAAATTCTTTTATTTTATTATCAATAAAGTCATTTATTTTTTTACCTCTTAAATCTGCGCTATCAAATTTATCTTTAAAGCTTTGATATTCAGGTGGTAATAAATCATACATACTATCAACATCTATTTGTCCAAGTATTTCTGCTCGATATGGTCTATCTGTTGCGAACTTAACTGCATCAACTGTTACGCCTAATATTTCTACTTCAACTCCAAGACTAGGTAATAGATTCGCTATAATATCCATAATCTTAGCCTGAACATAAGTGCTATACTCATTGATTAATCTCGTAATCATTATCTCGTATTCTTTTTCAGGTATTTCTAATTTTTGAAATTTAGGGTCATAAGGACTTAAGACTGTATCTCTTATCTTTTGTATGATATCTTCTAGCTTTTCAGCTTCTTCTCTAAGTTCATCTATTTCAGATAACGCATTTCTTTTTGCTAATGTGATAAGGTCACCAAAAAGATTACTTAGATTTGCTGGAGTTGGCAACATGACATCGGGACACTCCATTGGTGGAACTGTTGCTGTTAATTGAGTCATTATAATATTATTACTTTACCAACAGTAGAACCAGCTAATGTAATAGTTCCGGCTTTATTATCAAAAATTATATTTTGACCACCCTGGAATCTTTGTTGTTTTACATCAGGACTTGCTAACGTTGGTTTATCTTTACCCTGTATTGTACCCATGATAATCGGGTCTTGTGCACTAGGGCCATCTCTAAAAAATCCAACAACCCATGAACCTACTTCTAAGCTATGGTTTTGGTGACTTGTATCAGTACCGGCTGTTGTACATGGCATCATAACTGATGCCCATGGTAATTTATCAGCTACCTTGTCATCTGTAGAATTAAATTTTTCATCATAATATCCATGAGGATATACTTTTACTCTGTTAGTCCCATCAGCTGCAACCTTCGTTACTTCACCGGTAAACCAACTAAACCCCATGCTTTTAAAATTGTCGTCTCGTCTTTCCATTATATACCTTCCTTAGTTCTTTTATCATCATCACTAGCAAAAAATTCTATTGGTGTATCTTGGTTATCAATAAAAGAATCTTTTTTGCATACCACTCTTGTTGTAAAAGTTTGATTTGTAAAGGTATGCACAATAGAAGATATCATATATGCACCAGATGCACCTCTATCTTCTGCACTATTATCTTCATTAACACCTAAGTCATTATCTTCAAAAGTATTAGATAATATTTTTAAGAAAATAGTTTTACCAACTTGAATATTAAAATCACCTGGTATTACGATTTCTTGTGAATGACTATCAATACCATTTAAGTATTGTTCTCTTTGTTGTATTGTTGAGTTTATTATATCGTGATAATTATTACCACTATCAAAAGCACCACTGTTTAAATTAATATAAAAATTTCTACCAGAAAATTCCTTACCTTCAATATACTTATTTGGAAATGGTTTTTCTGGATTTAGTAATTTTAAATTATCAGCACTATAATTATGTGTTACAGCTGGCAAATAACTTTTTTCAAAAATATCTACTGAATATTTTTTACTACCTAATACACCATTTGCAATATTTGAGAATCCTGAAAAGTTTAACTTTGAATTTAATTTATCTATTCTAAATTTTTCAGCTTCATAAAATTCTGCAGTTGTATTTTGTAATTTATCTGTGAAGGTAAACATTGAAATATGATTACTATTAATATAATCTTTATCGCTATGTTCATCACCTATCATTTCTATTTGTGATTTTAAATGTACTTTACCATTTGATGTTTGATAAAAATAGTATGGAGTACCACTATCAGTAATGTTTCTTGTTAACCAGTTAATTGCTGATAAAGGTTTCATCTTAGGTATAATACCTTTTACTTGTTCCGATGTAGGTGAAATTTCTAAATCATCTTCACTTATGTTTAATGCTGAGATAGCTATGTTTTTAATTTTATTACTTACATCATCAAATTCTTCTGAAATAACTTTACTTTGATTTTCAACTATATAATCTGATACACATCTTAAAACATAAGTTTGTATTCCTGGTGTTGGCATAGAAAAACTATCGATGTTTATAATAGATAAATTTAAATCAAACTCTTCACTTTTAACTTCTGCGTTTCTAGCTATATTTAAAGCAATCTTTTCTGTACCATTTATTCTCAGTCTATCTAAAATTTTATTTGAATCTGCAACAGAGATATCAACTGTAATTCCATTCTTATAAATGCTTTCGTTGATTTCTATTTTCTTGACTATTTGTGTAAGCTCAATTGCACGCTTACCTATTTCATTACCGCCTAAACCTTCACGTAATAATTTTATATGTTTTACTAAAAAATTCTTAGGTGAAAAGTTTGGTGCATTAGAATTATCTGATTGTCCGCTTCCTTGCATATTATTCGTTAATTAATTTATTAAATCTGTCTACGAATTGTCCAATATAATTTGGATCCACAACTCTTATTTGTGACCTTGCATCATTGAGCTCTACTTCGTATTCTCTGTTTGTTTGAAAAGAAATAAAATTTTCATCTACAGTTGTATTTCTATTTTGAAAAATTGCTGTACCATTTTCAGAAGTCTTTGCTACCTGAACTCTATCAGCATTTACAACTGGGTCATTTCTTGATGGGTTTATGAATGTTCTATTTGTTACCGCTTTCTTTTCTGCATCTGCTGTTAGATAATACTTATAAGGTGCATCTACATACTTATAAACTTTATAAGAATCTACTTGTTCTTCAATTGGTAATGTTTGTTTAATCTGTTCTGTTGCATCACCATCTCCAATAAAAGCTCCACCTAATACTGAACTATCACTTGAACCTGTAATTGGATTTACACCTGCAGTACCAAGAAGTACATCTTGAACTATTAATTGATTCATATCAATATCTTTCTTTACTAATGTTCCTCTAGCCCCAGACTTAACACCATGTATAATTGAACCTAGGTCAAATCTACCTGCAATAGAATTATTACTATAATCATCTAATCCATCAGGATCAGGCTTAGGACTTGGGTCTGTGGTAATAACAAAACCTTCGTATTGTTTTTCTAAATATTCTAATAAATCTTCTTGTGACAATGGCCATGCTCTATAACCATCATGTAGAAAATCATTTATAACAAAGAAGGTCCAATAGAAATCTGGTCGACCATATAATTTTGTTGAGATAATATCAGGTCGTTCTCCGTTTATTATATCATATAATTTATAAGATGTAAACTCATCTATAAATGTAGGAAGTGCTCTTACACTTCTAAAGATATTTTTTATATTCTGAAATTTACCTTGGCCTTCAAAGTCATATTTCTCATTTGGAAAATTTTTAAAAAACATTAGTTATCTCCTAGTCCGTCTTAATCTTATTTTCTGCTTTCTTTGCTGCCTCTGCAATTTGTTGTTGCTCAAGATATAATTCATTATGTCTATTGTCTGATAATTTGTTGCTTTCTAAAGCCTCAAGCTCATCTCTTGTTAGACGCTTAATCTCTCCAAAGCTCAATGCTAAATCATATTGCTCCATTCCACCATCACCATGCAATCCAAATGTATTAGGATTATATGTTGTTGAAACAGTTCTTAAATATGATGGCATTAAAACTGGCATAAATTCATTTAATTTTCCATCACCATCTGCAGGACCATGATAAAATTCTACTAACATTTCTGGTGGATAGTCTAATGCAAATGTATTACTACCTCTATTAGCATAACTATACCTTCTTAACATCTTTATTATTTTATCTATTTCTTTATTTTCTTTTTGGTTTCTTGGTGACATTTGTATAGTAAGATTATATTCTCTGATGGTATTTTCTTGGAATCTACTTCTTGCACCTTTATCTATAGCTGCTCCGGCTGCAAATGCTGCCTCTTGTGAGCCCGTTCCTAAACCTCCGGGTAAACCTCCAAATGCAAGTAATCCCATTGCTGCTGAATCTGCTGCAAAAGCAGAAGCAGAACCAGTAATATCGTCCATTCCAGCACCTCTTGAACCAATATTAAGTTCTCTCATTGCTGCATCTAATCCACCTTCTGCAAATGCTGCAATACCACGTTTTGCAATGTCAAAACCCATTGAACCCATACTTCTTTCAAAGTTTGTAAAGGATGCGCCATCAGATATATTAAACCCACTAGGCATTGGTAAAAAAATATGTTTCATAACCTGAGCATCTCTTCGCTCTTTGATTGTAATTTTTACTATACCATTATTAGCATCGTCTTGTAAATTGAGTGGATATCTTAATATCTCGTCTGGTTTTAAGCCGTTTTCTTCTTCGTCCATCTTTTATCCCTTATAAATAAATATTTACTATAGAGTTATTTATATGAGTTACAAGGGTAAATACAAAATTAAAAAGCCAGAAAAGTATGCTGGTGATGTTTCTAATGTGGTATTCAGGTCATTATGGGAAAGAAATGCTTTTCGATGGTGCGAAGATAATCCAAAAGTTAAATTATGGAATAGTGAAGGAGTGGTTGTTCCATATAAATGTACAATAGATAAAAAGTTACATAGATACTTTGTTGATTTATTAATAGAAATGGAAAACAAAAAAATCTATTTAATAGAAATCAAACCAAAGAGTCAGACCGTACCACCAGTTAAAAAATCAAGAAAGACCAAAAGATATATCAATGAAGCCTTAACCTTTTCTCGTAATCAAGATAAGTGGACAGCAGCTGATAAGTTTGCTAAACATAATGGTTGGGAATTTCAAGTCTGGACTGAAGAAACTTTACGAAATCTAGGCATAAAGATACTCTAACTGTTATAAATAAAGATATGGCAGATAGTTTATTTGACAAGATTTCGTCAGCGGCATACAGAGCTAGAGTAAATCCTAGGTCTAAAGAAGCCCAAAGATGGTTTATGAATAATGTTCGTAATTTGAATGTTAGTAGAACCAAAGTCTTAAGCGACCCTGCATTAAAGAAAGCATCATCAGTACAATTAGGTGATATGATAATGTATGCATATGACCCTAAATATAAAGATGTCTTACCATACTATGATAAGTTTCCATTAGCAGTTATAGTCGATGTAAACAAGAATGGATTTGAAGCATTGAATCTTCATTATCTAAGACCTGATATTAGAGCTGCTTTCCTTGATGAATTATTAAAATTAGGTCCAGAAGAACCAAACGAAAAATCTAGGTTAACGAAATTAAGATATAATCTTTTAAAAGGTTCATCTAAGTTTAAAGAATTTAAACCATGTTATAAAAGATATCTTAGTGAACATGTCAAATCAAATATTACTCGTGTCCCAATGACAGACTGGGAAATAGCGATATTCCTGCCAACAGAACATTTCAGCAAAGCTGGATTAAACAAAGTATTTAAAGATAGTATAAGTATAGCAAAGGGATAACATGGCAAGTTCGATAGATGATTTAAAATCTGAATTTAATAAACGTGGTGGTATTGGAAGAACCAATAGATTTAATGTTATCTTTACACCACCCACTCAAGCACTTATTAATATTGACTTTGGTGCTATACTTGGTAGTTTAATTAGAGGTGACTTTAATAAGAATCAATTAATTACAGACCCTAGGTCACTTACACTTTTATGTGAAAGTGCTAGCTTACCATCTAGGTCTATGACTACAAAAGAGTTTGAGTTTACTGGTAAGCATAAAGAAAAAAGAGTTCAAGGTTATAGTGACGCAGATGTTAGTTTTTCATTTCTGGTCACAAATGATTTTTATATAAAGAGAATGGTTGACGATTGGCAAGAAGCAATTGTAAATAGTGAAACAAATTCTCTAGGATATAAAGATGATTATACTTGTGATGTTGTAATACAGCAACTTAACCAAGAAAATGAAGTCGTATATGGTGCGGTTTTAAAAGATGCATTCCCATCTAGTGTTGGAGCAATGCAATTAACCAGTGCAGCTGGTGGAGAAAGTAAAGTTGAAATTACAATGCAATATGATAAGTTTATTGTTGAAGATACAATAGGTAGTAGCCTATCTGCGATAAGGTCGGCTATACCAGGTAAACTATTTGGATAATATAATTAATAGGAGAAATATATAATGGCATTACCAAAATTGAGTGTTCCTCAGTATAAGGTTGAATTACCTTCAACTGGCGAACAATTAAATATGAGACCATATTTGGTCAAGGAAGAAAAAGTATTATTGATAGCACTAGAATCTAAGGATGCAGTGCAAATTCAAAATGCAGTGAAAAATTTAATCATGTCTTGTTATGATTTAAAGGATGCAAAGAAATTAACATCCTTTGACTTAGAGTATTTATTTTTACAATTGAGAGCAAAATCAGTTGGTGAAAATATAGCACTCAGAGCTAAATGTGAAAAATGTGATAATTTAAATGATTATAATGTTAATATTGATGAAGTTAAAATTGATAACATCAATAACGAAAACACCTTCATGCTAGATGAAGATAAAAAAGTTGGTGTCACTATGAGATATCCAACTATGGAAAATCTTGAAAAATTAGATTTATCCAAATTAGATTCAGTAGAAGGTTTAATGGATTTGATAAGTGTTTGTGTAAAAACAATATTTGACGAAGACAATGTATATAATGCAGATGAAGAAACAAGAGAAGATTTAATGAATTTCATTGAATCATTTTCAAGTGCTCAATTTGCTAAGATACAAGAATTCTTTATCACAATACCAAGCATGACATATAATGATGAAATAGAATGCACCGGTTGTGGGCATAAAAATAAAGTGGAGTTAAAAGGACTGCAAAGTTTTTTTACCTAAGCCTCTCGCATGATACGCTGGTAAACCATTACCAAACGAATTTTGCGATGATGCAACATCATAATTATAAGTTAACTGAACTAGATAATATGATGCCGTGGGAGAGGGAGGTCTACACTTCAATGCTCAAGGTACATATAGAACAAGAAAACGAACGAATGAGGAATAGAAATGGCTGAGAATCAAGACAATAGTAGAAATGAAGTTGAAATTGACTTAGATAAGTATATGGCTTTAATCGATAAACTCGATAAGTCCGAAGATACAATTAAAGAAATGAAAGCCGAAGCTGAAGCAGCTCGTAAACAATTAGCACCTCCTAAAAGAAAATTTATGGATTTATTCTTAGATGATAATGATATAAATGAAAAATCAATTATTGGTTTTATATCTTTTAGTTTAATGACAGTATTTGGAATATGTGATTTAGTCACAGCATTCTATGGAATGGATTTATTAATATCTGATACCATATATACTTCATTTGTAGTGGTAACACTAGGCGCATTTGGTATTAGTGAAGCTGGAAAAGCTTTCGGAAAATAAGGATAAGGGATGGCTGATTTTGATAAAGCATTTGGAAAGACAGGAGCTGGAAACGAGGAAGAAATGAATCGTAAGAAGGACTTGAAAGAGTTGACTTCTGTTTTTTCTAAGAAAAATATTTTTGGAAAAGAAAAACCTGCAGAGGAAGCAACACAAGCTGCTATCTTAGAACAAAATAAAAATGTTGAATCGGCTATTCAAACCTTACCAAATCAAGAACAATTATTAAAAGATATCGCAGATGTATTTAAATCACAAAAGAACGAAGCAGCTGAAAATGCATTTGAAGAAGAACAAGATAGATTAGAAACAAATAAAATACTACAAAAAACAGCTGAGGATACTGCAGAAACAGCTGAAAATTCTGAAACTCAAGCAAAAGAATCTAAGAATAGAGGTTCAATGCTTGGTAAGATGGGTGGAGCCCTCGCGGGTGCGGGTATCGCAGCAGCTGGATTAGGTGTTGCTCTCTTTGCATCAGCAAAAGCTTTAAAAGAATTTGAAGCTGTGAATATGGAAAAAGTCTCTGGTAATGTAAAAGAGATTTTAGAAATAGTACCTAAGGCTGATGGTGAAGGTGCATTACTTTCATTCTTTGCAGAAGGTGGAACTCTTGCATTAGTATTAGGTGGACTAGGTATTGGCTTAGGAGTATTTGGAGTAGGTTCAGCCGCAGCAGCAGCCGCTACTGAATTTGTTGGATTTGAAGCAGAGACAGTTAAGAATAATGTATTAACTTTATTATCTATTAACGATGCAGCTGGTGGTAATTTTGATTTCTTAATTGATAGTGCTTTCTTTGCAGCAGCAATGACAGGTATTGCAGCCGGTCTTGCGGTATTTGGAGCCGGTGCTTTAGTTTCTTCATTAGGTGTAGGAGCTGCAGAAGGTGTTAATAAATTTAGTTCAGATGAAAAGTTTGCAGATACAATTAAAGCAAATGTATTAACATTATTATCATTAGATGAAGCCGTAGGTGGTAAAGCTAATCTAATAGGTGAAAGTGCTGTATTTCTAGTTGCTATGACTACAATAGCAAGTGGTCTAGCACTCTTTGGAGCAGGAGCTGCAGTAGCTAGTTTAGGACAAGGAGCAGCTGAAGGTATAGCTCATTTCTCTGGTGATGGTGGTTTCGCCGAACAAATCAAACAAAACGTAATTACCTTATTATCTATTGATGATGCAATAGAAGCAAATGGTGAGAACTTCCTAGGTGAAGGAGCAAAATTCTTTTTAGCCATGTCAACCATAGCTGGTGGTTTAGCTCTCTATGGAGCGGGCTCAGCTGTAGCTGGTATAGGTTCAGGCCTTGCAAACTTCATGTCAAAAGAAGGTGATTTTGCAAAAGACATTAGTGATAAAGTAACTACTCTATTATCAATTGGTGATGGAAGAACAGACCTCAAGGGTGATGCTGATGCAGTAGAGTATGCATTAAAAAGAATTGGTTCTGGTATATCATCATTTGGTTCAGACAGTTTTTCTAATGCTCTATCTAATTTTGGTACAGGGTTCGTAGAGTTCTTTACAATTGGTGGCGATAAACCAACACCATTAGATATTGCTATGAAGGTAGCAGACAAAGGTCCTAGCCTAAAAGCTGGTGCAGAAGGTATGGGTATATTAGCCAATGCATTTAACAGATTAGCAAGTGTTAGTTCAAACAATGATTTTAAAATGCATCCAGATGCTATCAATAATTTGACTGCATTTTCTTATGCAATGGATACATTCGCTGGTGCACAATATGATATGTCTAGTTTGTTAGGTGATAATATTCCTGAAGGTATGGACACAATGTATGGAAGTGGTATTGATAGAACTAAACCAATTGTACAAGTGGCAAATGCCTTTCATGCATTAGCAGATGGAATGGATAGAGTAAGTGATTCAGCTAGAAACTTACAAGCACCTGGTGTAATACAAGGATTAGAATTATATTCTTCTGGAGCAGCAGCAGGTATGGGTTCACCAGTTATTATAAATCAAATATCAAATGCTCCAGTAACAGTGACTTCAGCTCCGACTACAGTTGTTGGTATAGAAGCTGAGGGTAGACAATTATCAAACGCAGCAACAAATTCAGATTAAATTATGGGTAAACTTAGACAATGGTTTCGTACTTGGTTTGACAGACAAATAGAAAAATCTTTTCAACGTCACGCAGATAGACTCCATCAATATAAGAAATAAAAAAACGGAGGACCCGAAGGTCCTCTCATTCGACCGCGTAAGCTGCAGCTATACCGGCCTGGCCTCATGCGAGACTACTAATCTTGAGCTAACTTAGCAAAATAACTCAAAGTATCTTCTTCTTCTTTACCACTATCTGGTTCACCAAATGGCATGGCATCATCGGAAGCTGGTTGAGCTGCTGGTTCTGCAGTTTGCATAACCGGTGCATCCATAGATTCACCTGCATCAACACCTAATACTCTGTTAAACTTAGCCTTAAGTTCATCATAAGATTTATAGTTTGCGGCATCAGTAAATTCTGATAAGGCATGTAACTGTTCATATGTTTCAGTTAACCTTGCTTCGTCACCTTCATATAAAGCTGATGCTTTACTGAATTCTGACTTATCATAGTTTACCCAACCTTCAACTTTTCTAATTTTAATTTTAAAATCAGCACCTTCCCAGAAATCATAAGGATTCACTGGTGTTTCATCGGCGAATTGTGGTTGCATAACATCCATAATCTTATCAAATATTTTCTTACCAAATTTATAAAGGAAAACTTTCCCTTCATTTTGTGGATTATCTGGATCAGAAATAACAAGAATATTACTTACGTAATGTAATCTTCTCTTTCTTTCTCTAGCTAAAGCTTTATCCTCGTCTCTACCTGTATTCCATAAAACAGAATTAGCTTCTGATACTGGGTCTTGTTGACCAATAGAGGTTAATGAGTTTTCTATATACCATAGTCCAGTAGGTCCCTTAAAGCCATGGTCCCAATATCTCACCCAAGGAAGGTCTTCGCCTTCTTTGGCAGGTAAGAATCTAATCACGGCATATCCGTTTCCTGCTTTATCTCTAGTAGGTTTCCAGAATCTAGTATCTTCATAAGAAGTAGTTTCTGGTTTACTGGTGGATACAGCTTCTGCTGCCTTCACGAGTTTATCTATTGATGAGCCTCGCATGCTCTTTAAATTATCTAACGACATTTTATTTCTCCATATATTACTGAATTATCCACTTTATACATAACAAAATATACTTATATTATAACACATTATTGTGTCTGTGTAAAGGTCTTTTTCAAAATATTTAAACATTTTGTTTTATCGAACTTTACAAAAGGTTTATATTTCGTAATCTTTCTAAAGATGTCAGGCCAAATAATTGTTTCAGAAATCTTTTTATTCTCACGTTCTACAAACCCCGTAATGGAATCAAGAATCACTACAGTTTCTAAATGTATTTCATCTTGAAGCCAATACTTTATAACGAAAGGATGTTCATTATCTTCTGCTTCTAATAAAGCATCAAAGTTTGAATTACTCTCGTATAATTTATTTATATCGTTTTCAAAGGTGTATGTTAAACTTTCACATACTTTCTTATGTTCACGATAATATCTCTCACCATGTTCATTAAGCATATCACCGACATACTTAACATCATGTTTAAAATTAGCGACATAGAAATCTAATAGATTATCGTATGTATTTGCTAACTTAGCAAAAAAGTATTTATCTTTTCTTTTAAAAAAAGAAGTTGGTTTTACCGATGTTTTAAAATTATATTTTATCGCATCATAGCTATCTGTTTCAAAGTGTAGCTTGAGTGAGTTATATAATTTGTAAGACTCAAAAGGGTCTTTCATACTGGTAACTTATTTGTCTTTTTTACTCTTAATAGATTTAAGCTTTTAGCCTCAGCCTCTATCTTGGCTTTGAGTGAATCAGTCATAAGTCTTTTCATGGACTTATAATCTAATCCCTTCTCTTGTACTACATGTGCTGCTGCATCTATGTAATTCATATTATGACTTGATACTAAACTTTCAACTGCTAGTGAAAATCGTTTCTTTGTCATAATCTTTTGTTCAACTACTTCTGTCATTTCTTAAATACTCTCATAATAATACAGTCAGCGTTAATTCTTCCTGTTGGTTTATTGATTTTAGTTGTTATAGTACCCCAAACCTTTTCTATTTGCTTCTCAGTTTTATTTAAAATCTGTGGTAATATCTCTTCTGGTTTACGTAGAACTGTTACTCTACTTTCATCGTCAAAGTTTTTAATCGTAGTACCAGCAACTTCAAATCCATGAACTGAATCTGTTGTATATTCAAATAATCTTCTTTGCTTTGTATTGTATACAAAAAGCTTATGACTACCTGGTATTAGTACAGGGTTAATTGAAACAAGTTTATCATCAATACTTTCTTTCATGTATTGTAATCTTTCAACTTGCTTATCTGATGTTTTTGCTTTCAGAGCTCTTGGTTTACGAGCTGATTTAAATGATGTTCTTAGTTTTTCTAAATCAGTAAATACTTCTTCAAATTGTTTAAGTATTTTCTTCTTGTTACCTTTACTGATATGAGCATATGCTTCTACACATTGTTCACATGTTTTTTCATAAGCTTCTTTAATATTATTGTATTCTGTTTCTAACATACTCTTAAAGATATTAATTGAATTACTTTTTAATCCATAACCTCTGAATCTATTATAAGCAGAAAACTTTTGTGTAAAGTTCTCAGTGAACCAGCCTTCTACTATTGTAGAATCCCAATCACTCCATATTGTTTCAACTACCTTTCTTCTTGTTCTTTCTTGTGGTGAAATCACAGGCTTTGGTGGGCTCTCTTTAAGTTTCTCCAACTTGATTTTCTCACCTTCTTTCACTAAATCACGTAATCTTTGATTAACTGGTTCTAAGTTTAAAGGAGCTCCAACCCAGCCTGCTTGATGCATTGCAATAGGTTTATAATTTGCTTGATTAATTTTCCATACAGGATTTTTATTTAAATTGCCAATTTGTTTTTGAGTCAATTTAAGGTCATGCTTAGCATAGTGTAGAATAGCATTGTGTGCTTTCTTTCTATTCTCATAATAATAAAACCACTTAATACCTCTATCAAATTCTTTTTGTTTTTCAGAATCTTCAATAGGATTGTGTGGTCCGTAACTAGGTTCTGCACCTAAGTACTGATCCTCTAGGGATGGTCCGTGTCTTTTCTTTTTTCTTGCCATAATCATATATATAAAAATTGGTCAACCGAAGTTAATGATAAGGAGTTGGAAACTCCGGTCAACCGTTTAAACTTGTTTAATTCCATCTACGTAATTCTCTGCAGCACTTTCAGCAAAGTGAACGCTTTTGCCTGCATATAATTCTGTTGCGATTAATACTCCATCTTTGTAATAATCACAACCATATACTCCATTCATTTCAAATAAATCTGATGTCAAAGTTTCTCGTTGAAAAGTTGATATCACATTCTTGGTTCCTTGTTCTGTTATCATAATAACCCTACCTTATATTTTACCGTTGTAAAAACAATATCTTTTCATATATTGCCACCTGTCCACAAGTATACGATTGTATATAAAATCATAAACAATCCCATTATCTTAAAAGACCATTCAAAAATTTTAGTCCAGAAATCAAATATCAATGTTATAAACCACTTCATTATCCTCTCCTCATTTTTGCGATGTCTTCCGCTTCTTGTTGATTAATTACTGGTACAGCATTTGATTTATGCATCGTGGCTATACCTTTCACTAATGTGCCAGTATACTTTGGATTTTCTTTTCTTGCTGTATCACCAGCCTTAGACATCCATGTACCATCTTTCATAGCTTCTTCCATTAGTGATTTATATTGTTTGGCTTGCTCTTCTCTCATAGCATCTAGTTGAGATTTCTCTTGTACAAATTTCTTGAAACCTGTGATAGGTTTTTTCTTCGAAGCATTTGCAAAGTGATTCTTTCTTCTTTTTCCTGTTGGTCCATATCTAAGTGAACCCATGTAAAAACTTGTCATTCCCATAATATTATATTATAACACAATTAAATGTCGATGTCAACTGCTGGTCCAAACCTCTCCCATTGTGATATTAAATCATCGCCTGATAACTGAGCTTCACCAAAGGTTCTAATCAGTTTGCCATCTTTCGTTCTTTCAATACGACCATCGTGATATTTAGTATCTGTAACTCTTCCATCTTCTGGATTTGTATCATAAGCCATATTGCATATTGAAGCGTCAAATATATGTATTTCACTTACTCCCTTTGCCCATTCTTCAGCTAATAATAATTTAGCTTGACGTATTACGGTTTCTTTATGTTCCGTCATTTAATTTCTCCTCAATCATTTTTAATATTGTTTCTTTCTTATACCATAAGCCTGAGTACATAGTCAGAGTACCATCTTCCCATTCAACGATATATCTTTTATATCCAAATGGTCTTTCAGAAAATACTCTAACGTCTCCATAATTAGCTTCTAATAATCTCATAGTTTTCTAAACCAATCTACTAATAGGTAAACACCTGCACAAAAACAGGCTCCCATTATAACTTGTAGCATAAATAAAAATTGCTGTAATAAATATTCTAATCCCATGAGTCTTGCTCCTTCATTGAGTTATATGTTTCCATATATGACGTTGAACCTAACCATCTTTCAGTATTCTCTTTTGAATAATGTCTGTTCTCGTCTTTGTGTAAATCTAAACCACCTGGTGACAGATGTTCAGCCTTCTTAACAGTCTTAGTTAATTTGTTATAGTTTTTAGGTCTACTATAAACTCGCTTTACAGTTTCTTTGAACTCTTGTTCAGCTTGATACTTTTCTTTTTCTTCTAATAGGTATGCTCTGATTTGTTCAAATGTTAATTTCTTTTTATCCATAAGTTACTCCTTCATAAAAATATTCATAATCACTAATTTCGTATTCGTCCATTATATTATTAATAGCTCTATTCTTGAATCCTATATTATATAATATAATATTCCAAATGTCAACTCGTACGTTTAGTGGTATACGAGTTGCAATATGTTCAAAGTTCATTACCATGTGTGCCTCCTATGAATATAAACATCCACTCTTTCTGCATGTTCTAAAGGTACTTGACCACGATTTCCTCTCCAAGAACAATAGTTTGGATTGTTTCTTCCATACCTTCCTTTCAATGAAACACGATATCTAGGCATAGACACAATATCATCACTCATTGGATGGTTATTATGTCTATCCTCAGCCTTCTTAGTTTGTTTATTAATTGCCTTTACAACATCTCTAATTTTAGAAATCTCTAACATATCACCTGCACTCGCAGTCCAATA